TCTGCATTTTCATGTGTACGCATGTTTAAAACATATTCTTTAGGCCAACATTTAAGGCCACCATTGCCGTATATTAATCCATTAATAGTATTTTTGCCTGCCCAACTTATCACACTGCTACTTAAATTTTCGTGCATATCTAAATTAATTTCTTGAGTTAAGAATTCTTCTTTAATTTGATTGTCACCGTCTACAGTAATAAAACGATCTGTTTCGCTTAATCTGGCACAGGCTTTATGTGCAGCATCCGATCCTTCTACGCCATGCACCCGTTTAGCCCAAGGAACTTTCTTCTTTAAATCTGCATAATTTTTTTCTGCGTTAGGTTCGTCGTAACTAAGATATATAATATCACAGTCGATTGGTTTAAATTTTGTCATGTACAACTCCGTGGGCGTAATTATTAAAATATTTGGCAGTATATATACCTATATCATCTGTGCTGTTCTCTATATCATACTTAAATTCTACAACAGCATTAGTTTCTATTACATCTTTTAAATTAAATTTTATACTTCTATAAAATATATTTGGATCATTTTTTGCTGTTATGCTAAAATAAATATTTTCATTTAGATTATAACCGTTATTAATTAAAAAATTCTTAGTTTCTGTATTCAATACTAGTTCCCATACGTTTTTTATTAAATTTTGTTTAATAACAGCATCGTAATTATTGGTATCAAAATCTAATTCAACAGGCAGTTTGTATGCCATAGTTTCTGATACCAATAATTTATTATTATTTTTTGCTTTTTTTAATTCTATTTGTTTTGTTTTAATATTAAAATAAATTAAAAAATCTTCAGTTTTGTTTTTTCCGGTGAGAATAGAATTAACATCTTTATTTAAAAGTTTTGTAACTTTATAATTTTCATCAGGAGATTCAGTTGAACTAATTTTATGAATTTTTCCAGTATCTTTACTTTAATATACATATGATTCACTAGTTGCTTTTTCTACTTGAATTTTTTTAATTAAATCTTGTAACCTAGACATTTATTAGATTCCTATAACACTCTAATACTGGTATTTTTTTTAAAAAATCCTTTTCAGTATAATGTAAAATTCCTGTTTGCAAATAATTTCCTATTTTTAAGGTTCCGTCTTTAGAAATATACGTATTAACTTGGTCCTGCCAACTTGACGATGTATGCGTTTCATTCCATCCTTGACAACGAGCCTTCATATGTGTAAATGTAAAGAAATCTATATTATTATTTGTTATATCATTTTCGCAGCCCATTATACGTGCGGTGATAGCAGCGCATACATCGATGCTAGGATGTGCCGGTCTGCTAATTGCTGTTAAATGTTGTTCATAGAATGCTTCCCAATTGTTTAACACCATTTCCATCCAATGATAAAAATCCTGTGCAAATTCACATTTTTTAAAATAATGCAGTCCGCTAAACAGATTAGGTAAATTATTGTGTACAAATGTTTTTCTATAATAAAAAGTATTAGATTCTGTACCTCTATAATTTAGTACTTTACTTGTAAAAAACATTTTATACTTAGACAAAAAATCAAACCAAGAATCAATGTTTTGCAATACTAACATATCAGTATCCATTACAATTGTTTCTTTATAAGGACTACAATAATATAGTTTCCATCTGTTTTCAATTTTCCAATCTGAATTTTTTGCCTTATCTCCAAACGGAATAGGAATAATTTGATCAAATAAATCTACATATTCTTCCGGTACATTATCATCTGTAACTAAACTTATTGGTACTGTATTATGTATTTTTAAACTCATTGCTAAAAGGCATGCCTGATCTACATAATTGTCAACACTGTTATTTTGCGCAAGCACTATAATACCTTTACTCATTTGCAAATTCCTTGTCAATAATTCTTCCAAGACTAGCTTTATTCATTACATGAATAGTTTGATTTGCTGTCTTTAGAGCAGTGTATTCTCCTAAGTAATCTGTTTTTTCTACTAGGAACATCATTTCGTCGCCGTTTATTTGCCATAACACATCCTTATCAGTAGTATACAGCATATTACCTGGCAACTCAGATACAAAATTTCCAGTAGTAAATCCGTTCATAATGTGGGTTGCAATACTAAATGCAAAGTCATTTCTAAACAGTGACGAAGTTATTTGATAGACTCGCCTATAGTGCGTCCATTCATCTTCTATATGTTTTATAAGATCAAAGAATACCCTGTTTGTTTGTGTTTTTCTAAAAAACACAACAGTTGCCCAATAAAAGTCTACACTTGTATTGCTTATATTTTTAAATTCTAATTGGTTTCTAACGTTTGCAACATCGTATGACTTTTTATATAACATAAGGTTAGAATTAGAACTAAAACAAGATTTTAATAGATCATTAGATATAATATAATCAGTATCCATTAGTAATGTCTCGTTATATGGCGAAAGATCGTATACACTTGCACGATTGCTATTTTTAAAACTTGCAGTCTTTTTAGATATGCTACCGTCAAAGAAATAACGCATGTTACTTCCATCAGTATACTCTAACTTAATAACTTTATCAAAATCAGTGGTGCCAAAAGTATTAATTAAATAATCTACACTGTCTGTAGCCACAGATACAGGAACTCCTAAATGATGTTTTATACGCTTTGCAAGAAAAACTGCTTGTTTTACATAGTCAATGTAGTCATTATTTCGTGCAATTAAAAATACACCTTTACTCATAGTTAACTAATTTCTCTACACTTCTATTTTTTTGAAGTTTTAAATACTGTGAATGATAATTATTTGATGACAACATGTATACATTTACAATGTTATCGTAAAAGTCTGCTAAATTTTCAATTAAACAAGGAAAATTATTGTCATCTATTATAACAAGTTCATCTTGATCAGAAGAAATCATTATATTTACAAAAGTGATTAATTCACAAGTAACTGTAAACTGTGATCCGTTGTAAAAATATAATAAGTCATCTTGGTATTTTTCTGCTAACAATCTTTTTTGATTATTAAGTGTTACCATATAATTAGAAAAGTCTAGTGCTTTTGCTAAACGTGCATCCATAGTTAAACTCCTAGTTTATTATTACTAGTATATATTAAATTTTAGGATTTGTCAAGCGTAGATTGGTTAAGAAAGGGCTCTTATTCTGGTGCCAACTGGCACCGTATCAATAACTACTGCATCGTGAGTTGTACCATTAATTATAATTTGACTGTTAGGTGTTGCAATTTCTACAGTACTATTAAATGTTCCGTAAACAACTTCATCAACTCCGTTGGCAATGTTGTTCGGTCTACCGTCTACAAAAGATACTTTAAATTGTATAGCAGATGTTGCATTGCCTGTCGAATACTCTTTTGCATATATTAGATATTCATTACGTGCATATACTGCTCCGCCATCTTTTGTATATACTAGCTGATAACTGTTCGTAAGATCATAGTTTCCTAGATTACTACCTGTTCCGACAGCAGCATTATTAACAGTATCATTAGCCTTAAAACTTGTCGATCCCATATCATTTAATATTGTTTGCCAATCTACAGTTTTAGCCTGACTTCCGGTGTAATCTACACTTGCACTTATTCTAACTTGGCCGCCAGCGTTAAAAAAATGGCGTCTTTCTAAATCAGTATCAAATGTAACTACAAAAATATGGCTAATGCTTGTGCTCCATGTATAAGTGTCTAGTCTTGTACTACTTGCAGTAGGTAATCCTGTAATTGTTAAATTATCTGTATCAACTTCTAATCTATCTGTTTGAATACTAGTTGCTAAAGATTCTAATCCTGATATATAAGATTCTTCAATAATTTCAGCAGTTGCAGGATTATTTTCGTAGTCACCAACTACAAATTCATCAATTGCAACTGCTGCTCCAACTTGATGAGATCTAGTTCTAATTAAATCAATGTATAAATCTTCATAATCTTGTGCAGTTACTTTATCTGCATCTACTACATTTGTAACTGATTGCGAACCAACTACACTGTTTGTGCTAAATCCTTGACCATATCCAAAATTTGGTGCAGAAATATCGGAAATACCAAGAACTAAATTTACATTATTTCTAAGTGTATTATATCTATTTGCTAGGATAGTAGTTGGCATTTAACATCTCTTTTTGCTTTAAAGTATTTATTTAAAAAATAGTGCAAACACAACTGATTTGATTATGCTAGTGTTGAAGTATTAAAGTAAGTTGGTGCTGCAACTGTTACATCGCCAGTTGCACGAAGATGCTGTAGTGTACTTTCTAGTCTGCCGTCAACGTTGTTATCAATATTATTATCAAACACAACATCATTAAATTCAATTCTAAAAATAATACGGGTATCACTATCCGAACGTGCTTTAACAGTATAAATGTTTCCGGCATAAACCGCACTATAAGTTCCGCTACCAACTTTTTGATATATATCTTGGAATGCCGATGTTAAATCATAATTTCCAATAGATGTTCCGCCGCCTGTTGTTGACACGGTTGTATTTGATCCAAACTTAATTGTGCCAACTTGTGTACATAACTGACTCCAGTCAAGTCCTTTTGGGGTACTTGCGCCGGTATTATTTGCACTTATTCTAATTTCGCCGCCTGTGTTGAAAAAGAATCTTTTAGCATCTGCTGAACTAAATGTAGCTACTACTTCGTGTGTTATTAAACCATTCCAAGTACTTGACCTAGCACTAGATATTCCAGGCTCTAGTGCTGCTTGACTTGGATGCATTATTGCTTTATCAGTTTGTACTTGTGACATTAAATTTTCAAAATCTACAATACCTTTTTTGAAGCCATCTTCGTCTACTGACGGTCCTGCTGGACGATCGCCGTCGGCTTGAGAAAGATAATACGAACTAGTATTTTCAGCAACTATATTTTGATTTTGTATAACTTCTGCAATGCCAATATCTCCTGGCCCTACTTGATGTACTCTTGCAGCAAGTATGTCTGCATATATAAAGTTCATGTCTTCAGCATTAACTACATCTCCGGTATTAGTAACTGGACTACTAGAGACTACTTGTCCGTAGCCGTTTTGTCCCGAGCCGCTGCCTAGTACAAGTGCAATACTAGATTGTAGATTATTAATTCGTGCTGCTGTAATATCTGCCATTTTTTATACCTTAAGTACACATTCTA